TTTGATGAGGTAGTCGAGTAACTTTGTTGTTGTCTTGGTGTTAGCTTGGTTCTGTGGGTTGGAGACACGGGCACAATACGCGATGACATCTTGGATGTTGTCGAGACCCATGATGCCGAGTTCGCCTGAGTGTACGTGCCGTACAGGTTGTGAGTATGAGATGAGACGTGCATGCGTCAATGCAATGAGCCTCCCTCAGCAGACAACGTTTTTACATTATCTGAGTTATCTACAATTGCCTGAATCATATCGCTATAGTCACCTTCTGATAACATTGTCTTCCACATGGAAAGCGATATTGTGTTGAACACTGCTGCAACAGCGAGTGGTTCATTTTCAAAAAGTAAGTCATCTGCGAAGCTCATTACTTTACTATATAGTTTTTCTACATCTTGCATTTTATTCTACCTTAAAGTCCTTAAATCTTTCATTCATTTTTGTTTTGTCAAAAGTTGGAGTATCATCAACTAATCCGTCAGAGCCGCCGTCTGCGTCCTCTAACCTCATCTTGGAGCGATCTACTTTCAATGCAAACCGTTTATATTGAGTCGGATCGTTATAACGATTCTTTAATTGTTTTACTAGTATCTGACCAAGCGAGTTTAGTTCTTCGTTGGATATAAGTGCAAACATTAAATCTGCTGTTGCGGGTAATCCAAAAGACTCACTTGTGTCTTCAAGCCCAATATCCGAAGAGCCATAACCAGCACGAGTCGTCTGCGTTGCAGAGACGATCGGTACGTTGAACTCGACCGCAAGGCCGCGTATCTCTTCAGCGATTGCTTTAATGTAAGAGTATGAGTTGATTGCACCACCCATTCCTTTCATTCTACTAGATGCACAAATATTTAAATAATCAATAAAGATAATGTCTGGTATGAAGTTCTTCTTTAACTTCAGTTCATTTAACAAAGCACGGAAGTGAGATGTGTTTGCTTGGCCAGTAGGATATTCCTTAATGATAAGCTTACCGTTAGTACGAGAAGCAATAGTGGAAACCTTATTGGTTAGCATCTCTTTGGAAAGATGTTCGAGTTGATCGATCGGTACATCAAGTAGATTAGCATCGATACGTTCAGCGATTCTTTCCTCACTCATTTCCATAGTTATGTATAAGACATTCTTGCCTTGAGTTAAAGAAGCTGCACCAACATGACACATGAATAAGGACTTACCGACACCTGTGCCAGCAAGAGCGATGTTCAGTGTTTTGTTGGGGAGACCACCTTTTGTAATCTTGTTAAAGAACTCAAGATCAAATGGAATCCTTTCCTCTTGCTCATGATAGAAATCATAACGTTCACCAACATTTTCAATATAGTCGTGACCAATGTTTGTATCAAAAGAAACTGCTAGAGCCTGTGATAGAATATCTGGCAAAGCATTCTTTGTAAGAGTCTGGTGTTTACCATCAATAATAGTAATTGATTGCATGATAGCATTATAGACAGCGCGGTCTTGACACCACTTCTCTGTAGTATCAACTAACCACTTATCATCAATCTTTTCAGTATTAAATATGCTAGGAATAATCTCTACAGCATGTCGATACTGCTCATCATTAAATTTATCAGATTGATCTAACTCAATCTTAAATGATTCTTGACTTGGTAGTTTATTATACTTCGCAACGTACTTAGCTATCTCTTTAAATAGTTGTTGGTAAACGCCTTCAAAATAATCTGGTTGTACAAACGGTAATACCTTACGCGTATACTTCTCATTGGTAAGAAGATTGCGTAAGATAGTTTGTTCAATGTTAATATTATTCACGTTCGGATAGTTCCTTTATGCGTTTATATGCGTTCTGCAATTGTTCTTGTAGATCTCTTACGTTCTTTTTTAAAATATCAACTTCTGTCATTGGAACCTCCTGTTTATCATAATTTATTATAATATAGTTTTTCTAGAAAGTAAACAACTATTCTCATCTAAGAAGTTTTTCCTGTTTCATTTAGTGTTGACATCAATATGCTATGTAAGATATGACTAGCTGTTTTATCTAGTCCAGGATCACCAGCCTTTACCCATTCAATAGGTGTATATTCTAGACTGTAGTCAAACTTGAGCTCTAGTGTTTCTTCATTTATCTTAATGCTAGTGTAGCTGATATGACAACTCGAGTAATCACCCTTAAGTATTTCAATGTGCCAGAACTCATCTTTTTCAGGGATTAACTTATAGTCTCTGTTCTCTTGCCACTCTTCAGTTATTTTTGTTTTCACCATAAACCAACGTCCCATTTGCCAAATTAGTTTTTATTAAATCTTCGAGTATAATTCCAGCGTAGTCCTTAAACTCTGGATCTTCTGCACTTAAGTTATCGATAGGTGTTTGACGGATTGCTAACGTAAACGCTAACTTATTATTTACTCCATCAAACTTTACGTTACCATATGCACATGTAGTACCTTTGTATTTTCCTTCACGAAACTCAACTTCCCATGCTTGTTCATTATCAACAGCATCCATCTTATGAAGTACGTAGTGGATTCCTTCGCTTAATTTATCTAAGTTAATCATTTTGATAAACTTTTACGTAGTTCAGATCCTTCAAAGTTTTCCATTGCTAGATACTTCGATAGAACAGGATTCTCAGGATCTAACCTATGAACTTCCTTAGCTAGGTCTGCAATCATTTCATAATCTAATTTTGTTTTAATATGTTTACCCATTATTCTTCCTCAACAATAGCATCTGGATCCACTAAAGCTTTATGTCCAATAGAGAACTGCTTCATAATAAAATCTTTGAAATCTGTATTCTTAAATACTGGTTCCCAGAATTGTTCTTCAAGAGTTTGTGCTTCACGTACTTTACCAGATGTTACTTCACCAGTTGAAGGATCTACAGACTCGTACCAACCATTACTTGGTTTTTGTACATATCCTCCAGCCATAGCAACTTCAAGTAAACCAGAATACTTTTCTACACCGCCGTCCCATGATACTGAGATAGGAATTTTAGATTTTTCTTTTACATAACGAGATTTCTCTACATTAATAACAAAGTCATAACCAGTTACCTCGGTACCTTTCTTATTCTGCCGCCGACCAAGAATCCAGATATTATCTGCTGAATAGTAGATACCCGTACCACCAGAGACAATAGCTTTGGGAAACAAACCAATTTCTTGATAAGTATGATTTACAGCAAGTAATGGAATACTTTTCATGGCAAGATATGGTGTTGCCATACGGAACAAACCTTTTAGTGCTTTTGCTCGTGACATATCAGCAACTGACTTTTCATTCAGTGCATCTTCCATTTCTTTCTTTGAAGCAAGGTTACCAATCGAATCAATTACTACAATTACATTTTCACTACGATCAATTGCTTCAAGCTGGTTGATTAGATCAAACTTAAGTTCTTCTACATTTGTGATTGGTGTATGCAAAACACGTGTTGGATCAATATCAAATTGTTCAAAGTAAGATTGTGGTGAACCAAACTCGGAATCATAAAATAGCATAACAGCATCTTTATGCTTATCTAGATATGCACCGGCCATAAGTAATGCAAATGATGTTTTAAAGTGTTTGGACGGACCAGCCAGAACAGTAAGTCCTGAAGCAACACCGCCGTCAACAGAACCAGATAGAGCAACGTTTACCATAGGTACCTTCGTTGCAACCTGTTCTTTGTCATTAAAGAATTTAGAATCAGCCAACACATCTGTTGACTTAAGCTTTGAATTCTTTTTTAGTTTATCCATAATTGACATTTTGTTCTCTTTCTCTATCGTCTAGTTCGTACTGTTTACGATACTCATTGTTTATTCTAATACATTTTTCAACAATTGTAAACCCCTCATCGAAATTTACTAGAGCCGCTGTGTCTTTTGGAAAACAAGCACCACCGTATCCTTGCTTTAAATCTGGACCAGGCACCTTAGTATGCGAATGTCCAATACGTGAATCAGTACCGATAGCCTTAACGACTTTATTAAATGTTTGTCCTTCACGACGAATTGAATCATATAGCTGATTGAAGAACGTGACCTTCAGAGCTAAGAAAGAATTTACACCATACTTTACAAAGCTAGCTTCTTTTGTAGTCATCTTATATACAGGACAAGGTGTACACAAGCTGTACTCATCATAAATCTTTTCTAAGAAACTTGTACTTATTTCGTTTCCACCAAACACATGAAACTCTGGACGAATAAAATCTTCGTTAGCAGATTTTTCTGTAAGGAACTCTGGATTGTAAATAAGATTGTATTTCTCAAATTTATCAAAGAAAGTAGGAACAACAGTCGACTTAATTACAATAGGAATATCAGGACCAAGAGCTAAGACCACTTCAGTTAAGATCGAATCATCAATGGATCCGTCTTCACCAAATGGTGTAGGTACACAGATAAACGCAACACTGTACTTTGTTATGTCAAGTTCATGTACACTATTACCATACTTTGGATCTATAATAGTCTTTTCTAACTTAGGATGATTAAATCCA